GGTACTTGACGCTAATACTGGCAAGCCTTTACAGTTGGTGGTACAGGAGAGGATGTAGCAATGGAGTTTAATACATACGATTATGTAGCACCAGAGTTCAAAGATGTTATAGCAACTGGAGAATACGCAGCGCACTACTGGTTTGAGCAAGGAAGGAAAGCGTGTAGACTTGCGTTCCTATTGCACAAACAAGCAGAAGAAGCTGGTGTATGAAACACGTAGTAATGTTTTCAGGTGGCATCGGCTCTTGGGCTGCAGCAAAACTCGTAGCAAAGAAGTATGGGACTGAGGATCTTTACTTGTTGTTTACGGATGTTAAGGGTGATGCTGAGTCTCCACATATCGGGGAAGATGAAGACACTTATAGATTCTTAGATGATGCAGTAAAGAATATCGGTGGTCACTATATCTATCTTAATGAAGGCCGTGATATTTGGCAGGTATTTAAGGACAATAGGTTTCTTGGTAATTCAAGATTAGCAAAATGCTCGCACGTGTTAAAGCAAAAACCAGCACGTACCTGGATAAACGAGAACGTAGATCCTGAAGATAGCGTGATTTATGTTGGCATTGATTGGACAGAAACCCACAGATTGCCAGCTATCGTTAAGAACTATCTGCCTTACAAAGTTGAAGCACCATTGACCGAACCACCATTCTTAGACAAAGATAAGTTAATCGAATGGGCAATGTCAGAAGGGTTGCAACCACCACGCTTGTATTCATTAGGCTTTAGTCACAACAACTGTGGAGGTGGTTGTGTCAGAGCTGGACAAGGGCAGTTTAAGAAACTGTTAGAAGTTATGCCTGAACGCTTTGCTATGTGGGAAGCAAAGGAACAGGAAGTACGTGAGTACTTAGACAAAGATGTAGCAATACTGAGTGAAGTAAAAAATGGTATTAAGAAACCATTGCCACTGATAGGATGAAAGGGAAGTCAATGACTGATGTAAAGGAATTATTACTGTCAGTCCTTCACGAGAAGGATGCTAGTAAATCACGATCCAAACAAAAGCAGGTTGGGCCATCTGAGATTGGTGGTTGCCGACGTAAGGTTTGGTACAAATTAAATGACCAGCCAGAGACTAATGATAATCTTAGTAAATTAGCTGCGATTATGGGTACTGCTATTCACGCAGAGATTGAAAAGGCTATTGAATCTGTAGATCCTAATGGAGAAAAATACAAGGTTGAACTTGAAGTTGAGTATGGTGATATTAAAGCTCACATAGATTTGTTTGTACCAGAAACTGGTGATGTCATTGACTGGAAAACTGTAAAGGTCCGGAACCTTTCTTACTTTCCATCATTGCAACAACGGTGGCAGGTACAAGTCTATGGCTACCTCCTAGCTAAAAACGGCTATGCGGTCAACCGAGTGTCTTTGTGTGCAATTGCCAGGGACGGGGACGAAAGAGATGTCAAGGTTCATACCGAAGACTACGATGAGTCCATTGCATTAGAAGCACTCGGTTGGCTAGCGGCTGTTAAGGAAGCAGCCGAACCACCATCGCCAGAAAAAGATAGTTCTTTCTGTCAGAGTTACTGTCAGTTCTATGACGCAAGTGGGCAGATGGGATGCGTTGGTCTAAAAAAAGAACGTACACCAGTCAGTGATGTAATCATTGCTGATGTAGATGTTGACAAGAATGCACTGTTGTACTTACAGTTAGCAGCACAGATCAAAGAGCTAGAAGTGCAACAAGATTCCTTGAAGGCATCCTTTGAAGGATTACTAGGCACTACTAATTCTGGTATCGAAGTCAGTTGGACAACTGTTAAAGGTCGTGAGACAGTTGACAGTACAGAGGTAGAAAAACTATTAGGGTTTGTCCCTAAGAAGGTAGGAGCTGAAAGCCAGCGACTATCAATCAAGCAAAGTGGAGGAAAGTAAATGGCTACAGAAGGTACAAAGTTCCAAATCAATTACAAGTTAAATGATGGAACACTTATCAATCTTTATGCAGGATCAGTTACAGAACTAGAGTCAGGTCTTGCAGACCTTGCTATGAATGCAATGAACATCCGTGCAACAGGACTTGAACTATCAGGTGGACAAGCAGCACCAGCACCAACAGTTGGAGCAATTGCCCAGCAGTTCAATGCAACACCAGTTACAACATCAGTAGCACCACCAACAGGTACAGGTAATATCTGCCGTCACGGTGCAATGACACTACGTTCAGGTGTAGGACAAAAGGGTCCGTGGTCAGGTTATATGTGTGCAGCACCCAAGGGTGCGCCAGATAAGTGCGACACTATCTGGGTTCGATAACTAATGCGGGAGCCAAGTCAATACGAAGCTCCTAGTTGTGCAACTATCGGTGGGGACTTTTGGTTTCCCGATAATGAATCTGGTATCCCTGGCGCATCTACGGTTGATGCTACCTTTGCAAAGAACATCTGCAATAGATGTCCTCACCGTAGAGAGTGCGCTGAATGGGGTATTAAGAACGAGGCTCACGGTATCTGGGGCGGTCTGACGATTAGAGATCGTCAACGCATCAGGCGTGAGCGAGGAATCAAAATCTATCAGGAGGACGACGTTGCTTAATCTTTCCCGCGCTTGGAGTGGAGTGCTTACCAAAGCAACACCACTACCTGATGTGTGGAATGGGTTAGCAGTAGAAGGTATTAAGTTTCGCAGAGGTCAGGTATGTATGATAGCTGCTGCACCTAATGCTGGTAAATCTATGTTCGCCCTGATCTATGCAATCAAAGCTAAGGTTCCTACACTTTTCTTCTCCGCAGATACTGATACTACTACTGTAATGATGAGGTCTGTATCGCACCTATCAGGTCACTCACAAGTGACAGTCGAAGCAAACCTGTCAAACGATAGCCAGTATTACAATGCACACTTAGACAAACTTTCACACATCAAGTGGGTCTTTGATTCTTCTCCAAACATTGATGACTTAGAGTTAGAGATCAGGGCTTACGTTGAACTTTATGGACAGCCACCTGAGTTGATAGTCATTGATAATCTAATGAACATCACCGCCGAGACGGACAACGAATGGGCTGGACTTAGAGCAATTATGATGGAGCTTCACGATATGGCACGCAAGACTGAGGCCTGTGTGATGGTACTCCACCACGTATCAGAACAGTCAGAGTATGGGTCACCTAGTAACCCACCTCATCGCAGAGCAATTCACGGCAAAGTATCGCAGTTACCTGCACTGATACTTACACTGGGCTATGACCCATCACAAGGAATACTCAAAGTTGCACCGGTCAAGAATAGATTTGGCGCACACACTGCTGACGGAAGCAAGTATGCACAGCTACTGGTAAACTATGCAGCAGTACAGATATCAGACCAGAACGAGTTTGGTTGGATGTTACGCAAGGACACAATTGCAGGATACCAAGGAGGATACAATGTCTAAGGATGAGCAGATGCACCACGTGCCAGAAAAAAACAAAAGAGAAAAGACAGAAGTTTCAGAACTAAAGAATAGTTACCGAGATGGTCTAAGGCTTGATGCACTCAGTGAAGGCATACGCACACTGCAAGCAGAACTTGATACCATCAAGGTAGACCTAACCAACTTCGTTGGTGCATTGCTACAGTCTGGTGTTGTCGAGTTAGTTAAAGATGAAGAAGGCAACATCATCTATAAGATCAACAAGGTTGTATTGGTAGATGAGTCAGTACAACAAGACTAAGGGTTCTCAGTTTGAGACAGATGTAATGAAGTGGCTCCGCAAAAGCGGAGTTCTAGCAGAGCGTCTGACTAAAGCTGGGGCAAAGGATGAGGGCGACATCGTTACTGTTATCGCGGGAGAAACCTACATCCTTGAACTCAAGAACAGGGCAACCCTTTCCTTGCCTGAGTTCTGGAGAGAAGCGCAAGTTGAGGCGCTTAACTATGCAAAGGCTAGAGGTCTTGGGGAAGTCCCTCTTTCTTATGTAATAGTTAAGCGTCGCAACGCATCAATAGATCAAGCCTGGGTCATTCAGGACCTAGCACAATGGTTGAAGGAGAAACAGTAATGCCAGTACCAGGTGGAGAAATCACAACATCAGAGATTCTAAAGCCAGTAGTAGAAGAAGTAGTTGAAGTTTCAACTACAGAAGAAGACGAAGATGATTTGCCAGAACTGTCATAAAGGCGGAGAAGAAAACAGCGTTGCCCATTACAAACGAGCTACTCATTGGCACGACAAGTGTGATGATAAGGGGTGTGTATGCCAGCACAAGACTGGTCCAGGGTACGTAAAGCGGGCAGATACAAAGGTCCCATTGATGCAAACACAATCCCCATAGGGGCAATTGTTTCGCACTTTGGCGGTGAAGTAAGAGAAGGTAAGAGCGCATCAGTTCGATGCTGCCTACATAGCGACAGTCGCAGGTCTGCCGTTATCAATACCTATGACAACCTGTACTTCTGCCATACCTGCGGTAAGGGTGGCAATGCAGCTAACTTGGTGTGCATACTAGAGAACTTGGAGTTTAGTGATGGCCTCACCCAATCAATGGTCACGAGATGTATGAAGGGTGGCTATCTATCCCATACATCACTGCCTCCGGTGGTTGTGTTGGCTTTAAGTTTAGACGATTAGATGATGGTAAGCCTAAGTATGGCAGTCCTACTGGACAGAAGGCACATCTCTATAACGTTACAGACATTACCCTTGACTCACCACACATCGTTGTATGTGAAGGTGAACTAGATGCCATCGTTACTAGCGGTGAGTTAGGCATACCAGCAGTAGGTGTACCTGGTGTTGCAGCGTGGAAGCCACACTTTCCAAAGCTCTTTGCGGGGTACGAAACTATCTATGTTGTAGGTGACAATGATGTTAAAGAGGATGGGTCTAACCCTGGTGCTGAGTTTGCTAAGCGTGTGGCTAACGAGGTAATGAACTCACAGATTGTTACACTACCGCCAGGTATGGACATCAATGACTACTACTTGGCTAATGGTATTGATGCTACGAGGAAGTTACTGATAGGAGAGTCGAATGTATGACAATGACAAAGAGCGAGTGGGACACGATGCTACAGACTTTGCAGCATTTGGGCTTCCAGATCCTTTCCGTGGATACGCAAAGCGAAGTAATAACAATACGTCCGATACCAACACGTTCATAGCTGATGTCTGGGCTACTTTAGATAGTGCAGGTAACCTGCTCATCAAGAAGCACAAGGACTACGGTCCAACTAACATCAGCCTGTCTCCAGGTGGACCGCTTAATGGTTTGCGTGTGCGTATGCACGATAAGACTGCACGCATCAACCACTTGATTGATAGCGGTGCAACACCAGAGAACGAATCATTACGAGATAGCTTCATTGATCTACTGAACTATAGTGCTATCGCACTGCTGGTACTAGATGGTAAGTGGCCAAGTGAGTGAGGGATTCTACAAAACTGACACCTTCAAAACCTCCAACGATGATACGTGGACTACACCACGAGCTTTCTTCGACAGATACAACGACACGTTTCGTTTTTCTTTGGATGCAGCAGCGTTGCAATCATCCACTCTGGTACCCGATAATTGGTACGGCCCAGACCATCCTGTTCCAGCGCGTCAGGACGCATTTCGTAATGACTGGGCTAGCGATAGTAACGGTGGGACCGTGTGGCTTAACCCACCATACGGAAGGACAATCAAAGATTGGGTTGCTAAAGCAGAAGCTGAAAGCAAAAAGGGATGCACGGTGGTACTACTGGTTCCCTCCCGAACTGACACTTCCTGGTGGCACGAGCATTGTATTGCGTACGAAATCGAATTCATTAGAGGTCGTCTCAAGTTTGGGGACCAGCGTAATTCGGCTCCCTTCCCATCGGCAGTTGTGGTGATGCGATGACTGAACTGCCCCCAGTAATCTATGACCTAGTGCCTAGTGTTGCTAGCACTATCCACCGTAGGTATAACAAGCACGTTGAGAAGGATGACATCAAGCAAGAACTGATGGCGTGGGCTATGACTAGGGTAGAAGATCACATCATTGATCTATGGCACAGTATTAGAGCAAGCACAAGAGATGATTAGAGATGGGCAACCTAAAGGTTCATCATCTCCAGCAGAAGGTGGCAACCTACTTGCTAACCTCATTGACATCAAGCGTGGCTTTCTTAAGTTAGAGCAAGAGGACCAGGCTATCTTGCGTATGCGCCATCACGAGAGCTTTACCCTGCAACAGATAGCACAGGTATTAGAGTGCGCTATTTCTACCGCAGATCGTAGGTGTGCTCAGTCATTGCGTAGGTTGCAGGATAATCTTGGCGGGGTTAGTCCCTGGCAATGAACGAAGAGTTATTATTTACCTTCTTGCGTGAGAGTTTGTATCCAGACCTAGTAAAGTCTGAAGGTATCTTCGATGCTTACGACTGTATCTCTAGGCAAGCAGGTCATTACATAGAGTTAAAGTGCAGGGCTACTCATTATCCCACGCTACTGATTGAAGAGATGAAGTATCGCAAGCTCATCACCCAAGCAGCAGAGCGTGATCTCGTCCCCTACTACATCAACTCTACCCCTGCCGGTATCTTCTCCTTTGACCTATTAGATTTACCAGAGCCAGTATGGTTTAATCACCAGATGCCAGCGACTACTGAGTTTGACAGGCTTGATAAGGTTGAGAAGTTAGTAGGTTATCTACCCATAGA